CAACTGCTCAATGGAAACTTTGGCCGAAGTGCGCCTGGGGTCTCCTGTCGGTAGTCCCTCAAAAAGCTGATTAGCCGCATCAAGTCTGGCTTGAATACCCGCAATCTGGGAGTTACCATCCTCAACAATACGGTTAAGGCGACCAAGGCGGGTGGCATTGTAATCGTCAACGATCTGCTGATCGGAGACTTGGAAGTTTAGGCGGGTTCCAAGATCGGATGCGCCGTAGTTTCTTTCTCCTCCAAGCGTTGAGACGGCCTGATTAAATGCATCCATATTTGACCTTGATCTCACTCCGCCGGTAAGTCCCGCAATCTGTTCGGCAAGCGTGTTGTAGGTTTGGTTTTGCGAAAGCTGGTTTTTATATTGAGCCTCAAGATCCGCAACCGATTGTTTTGTCTTTTTTGATGCCGCGTTAATTGCATCAGATACTTTTGTAAATTCATAATCCTTTGATTTTGAATCAAATGATTTTTCCTGCTCTCTTACGCTTTTGAACCAATCCCTGTAATTTCCCTTGCTTTGTTGTTGCGCCGTCAAAGAATAGCTAAATCCCGGCAATTCTTCAACTTGACCAGTTTCCTCGTTTACACGATAGCGAGTTGCTCGGCTTGTTGAGAAATCTCTTTTTGGTATTGAATTTCCCATACTAAATCTCGCCCTTCTTGAACTTCTCGGTCGTCTTTTTCTGAGCCTCTACGTTACGCGCCAACACATCACCAATCTCGGTGGTATAGGCAGGCGCACCGATCTGCGGAGCAATGCCCCTGGTGTAATTGACCGGAGCCACGCCTCCGCCGTAGGCAACCATTGGCTCCACGCTGGCAAACGGGCTAACCCCATAGGTGCGCTCGAACTGGCGGGTAAGTTGGCTTCCAAGCCCACGATTCAGGGCAAAGGCTTCCGGGCTATATTCGTACTGCCGACGAAGGGTTTCCATCGTGCGTTGCGGTCCGTACTGCCTCTCAAGCTGGAGGCCGGTCTGAACCTGGGCAAGCTGGTCGGCGGCGGAAAGCTGGCGTTCCAACTGACGCTGTTCGGGCATATACTTGATCCGAAGGGCGTTTTCCAAAGCCGCAATGTCTGGAGCCTTCTCAACGTAGGTTTCCAGCGAGGATCGGTAGAAAAGGGAATTGGCCTGCGCCGCCTTTAGGGGGTCGGGAGGAGGAGGGGGTGCCGGGATGGATGGTCCGCCGCCCATTAGTTTAGTGCCTTTCGCATAAAGTTGTAGTAGTCGTACTCCTTGTAAAAGCCGTTACGCTTGAATGTGATCCTCCTGCGCGGACCGAATCTATCCCAAAGGATACTCAGCAGGCACTTTAGAGCCTTGCGACTCAAGGCGTTACTTTTACCATCAATCGAGGTCACGGTCAAGTCCACGAACACACTCTCTCCAGCTTCGTCATGTTCATAAGGATCAGGGGCTTCCACGCCCCTTACGCACCTGGCAATGGCTACCCCTGCCACCTCATCCCCATCCTTGGCTACCCCAACCAAACCGCGCTCAGAATGCCAGTTAAACCATTCCCTAAAGGTTGGCCAGGTTGACTCCGGCACGCCGGAGGCCTCAATAAACTCCATAGCCGTCACGAGATGTTCTTCTGCACCTCGATGGTGTCAGGATTGGCCGCAGCCGTGATTTGGCGGATGGCGAGCTTATTGGCGGCAGATTGGATTTTGATGTTCAGCAATCGCCATTTCTGGTATGTCCGAAGATCGCTGGCAAGCCTTTTCTTGACCGAGGATGGCAACTGAGCGGGCAATTGAAACTCCAGGGTAAGGGCTGCGCTTGAAACATTAAGGTTGGGCTGAACGTCGATGTCGCCCACATCCGTGTCCCGCTGAATTGAAATGGTCGTGTCGGTCGAAAATGAATCGTCGAAAATAACCTCAAAATGACTTCCATATTTTACCGCAAATGGATCGCCGAAATTAAAGTCCTTTGTTCGGACATAAGACTCGTAGTCAAACACGCCGGTTGATGTCGTTGTGGTCGTTCCAGAGGTTGTGGTGTAAACTCCAAAATCCTGATAATCTGCGGTTGTGACCTGTGCCGGAGTCTTGTATCCGCTATACCTGGTAATCTGCCCCGTTGTCAATTTCATCATCAACCGCAAGCCTTGATCTTGGAAATTGGTCAAAGCAAACTGCATGACATTCGGAGTCCAAGTCCCCTCAAATGCGCCCAAGACCGTGTTGTAAACAATGATGGTATCGTTAAAATCGTTTGACGCTGTCGGCACGGCAAGGAAGTAGCGGTTGTCGTAGAAAGCCGCCGTGCAGATCCCAATCTCGGCCACGTTGATTTCCTGAATGACGTCCTTGACAACCTCTGACAATGGCAGACCTACCGAGGTGAAATCGTCCGCCGCAGACCGGACCAGCGAGCGGATGCCGTCATCGGAAAGGAAGAAGATGTCGGAATTGACCTGCACGGCAGAGGCATCCGCCACGCATCCGGTGTTGTTTGAAATTAACTCAACCGTCCAATCAGCCGCAGTAGTTGCATCCGGGGGTATTGTTACCTGGAATATGCGCCTTTTTTTGAATACAATAATTCTATTCTGGTAGTATTGAACAATTGCGGTAATCTCGTCCCCGTCATCTGCGTTGACAACAATGCTATTTGCCGCATCCCAAATGGAAGCATCCAGAATGTCGGAAGCGTAAAGCGTGTTGCGATTCCCAGCTGATCCAACGCCAAAGAGGCGGTTGCCGGTGTTGATTAAAAGCCTGAGATTGAGCGGAGGCGGGCTTACCGTGGCGGTGGCGGTAGCACCGGAGCCATTTCCAATAATGGTTACGGTCGGTGCGCCGGAATACCCAGATCCTCCATCCACCACGGTTACGCCAGTGACGGCTCCACCGGCCACTTGCGTGATCAGGGTTGGAAGCGTGCCGCCCCAATCCGGCCCGGTCACGATAGCCGTTGCGCTGGTGTAGCCTGTTCCGCCGGTTGAGATGGTGATCGCCCTTACCTTGCCGCCCTGCCTTGTGGCAACGTCACCATCAAAATAGTAAAGCGGACCGTCCGCATCGGCCAGATACATTTTGTCATTGAACTGAGCCATGCTGACCTTGACATCAAAGTTTGTGGAAAATCCATCAGCCCACTGCTGGTTTTCGTTATTCCAAATGCGAGTTGCTCCGGTGAACGAATCCCAGATTTGATCCGCCGGGTGCAGGGTTGCGCTGCCGTTGGAGTTGATGCTGTAAAGCCTGCCTTGCGTTACGGTGACAAGGTTCTCGTATTGCGCCGTATCAAAATACCGCATTCCTCCAATCGACCCCTCTTGGCTGGTCGCCGTGGTGTTGAAGTTGGTCACGCCACGCCGTGTTTCAAGGCTGCCCTTGGGTGACAAGGTCATATTGACCAACTGCTGAACTTGGTTCTCAGCCAAGAGGTCTGATTGCAGACCGCTGGCTTGACCACCCGCAAAACTGCGGATGCCGTCAAACGCCAGAAGGTCGTCGAGGTTGTCCGAGTAGTAGGGCATTAGGAGGCTGAGATTTCCTCGATGGAAAGATCGCCCAAGCTGGACGGCGTGATCTGCTTGATCCCGCCAACCTGACTCAGTTCGTAGTTAGCCATCGCCGCAAGGTCGGCATTGGCGGTCTGAACGACTGACTGCGCCTTGGCGTATTGCCGCTCACGCTCTAGTGCATCGGCGTGGGTCAGGGAAAGAACGACCTGATGCACATGGGGCAGGCGAAGCTCGTCATCCAACGCCTGCGTGGTCGGCGGGAAGTCCACAATGATGTTGGTGCGTGTGAGGCATTTCAGCTTCTCAACCACCCGCAGACTTACGGTTCCAGTATCCGCCAATCTCGGATACAGATCAAGCTGTGCAACTCCGCTCGTATTGCGGCCAGTAAAGTGATACAGCACCGGAGTACCCGTGCGGGTGTCCTCAAGCAGATCAGCGTCTTGGCTGATAATGGTGGCAAGGTCGATGGGTTCAACTTCGGATTGGTCATAGGATACGGAGAGCGGTGTCTCCACGTTGGTTCCAAGGGTGATGGTGCGGTTGGTTCCGACCGAATAGGTGGAACTTGTGACGGTCTCGCGCCAAGGGGCAAAGTTCCAGACCCGGCGGTAAGCCAAGCTTGCGGCTTTCTGGAGGAAGGTCAGCGTATCGGCATCAGTCTTCCCGACCTTCTCGCCTGCGTATTGGGCGATTTCAGATAGGGTCATTTAGTTTCAGACTGCTCTTTAGCTTGGCTGCGAATTTTATCCACCAACTCGAATACTGCCTCATACGGAGCGCGTCCAAGGCATGAGAGAATCGTGTTAATTTCTTGAATGGATAGGTCGAGTTTCATGCGGCCTCTAGTGCTTCAATGCGTGACTTGAGAGTGTCGTTTTCGGATTTAAGCTCCTGAACCGCCTTAACCAAAGCAGCCGTTATAGACCTATCATAAAATCCATAAAGACCATCATTGCCCAGAGGGGCTGCGGATGGGATTATTGGTGCAACATCATTTGCAATAAATCCAAGTTCAACTGATGCCTCATCACCACGATTAGCGATGTCATCTTTCCATCTGTACATCTTTGGGTGAATTTGAAGTATCTCATGAAGACCAGCAATGTGCGCCCCAACAACCTCTTCCTTTAGGGAGGCATCAGATGCGGCTGATAAAAGACCGGCAGCACTAGCATTTACTGCCCTTGATCCAGCACCAGCAAGACCAGCAATAGTTACTCCTCCACTCGAATCAATTCGGAGGCGTTCTGTGCCAACTGTTCCAAGCAAAAGAGTGCCTCCAGATTGATTAGCAAATATCTTTGCTTCGGCAGAACTATTGATTGAAAGCTCTAGCCTCTTTGCTCCTGCCCCGTTCTCCTCAAGCCTTATTGTTGGCTCCGTGGCGTTGATTTGAAATTCTTTTTGCGGACTTGTCGTGCCAATCCCAACATTTCCACTCGCATTAATGCGGAGGCGTTCGGTGTCGTTAGTCATTATTGCAACGGATGCAACGGAATCGCCTGTTGGGCATCCTATCCTTCCAGCCGTTCCAGTTCCGCTTGCCGCAAGCTGTATCCAGCTAGATGTTTGTCCACTCGAAAATCTTCCAACAATACTATTTGCAGAATCTTCAGCGTGAAGTCTCCTTAGTGGACTTGTCGTGCCAATCCCAACATTTCCACTCGCATCAATACGGAGGCGTTCTGTAAAGGTTGCCGTACTGTCAGCAGTTCCAGATGGCGCATTAGAGAAGATATGGATTCCACCTGTTTGCTGATAGATTGTTGCTTCATCTGATGCTATGTACTTAAATACTGTTCCATCATTATAGACGTTTGCAGCAACATTGACCTTGTCTTGATCCCCGCCCGCAACTCTTCCAGATATTGAGCCTCCGATTCCAACTTGAATAGCTTTGTGTTCTGATGCACCCCATCCGCTAGGAGTAACTCCAACTCCAACTTGACCACTCGAATCAATACGGAGTCGTTCGGTGCCTTGCGTAGTCGCCGCAATCGTGTCGGCGGCCGGGAAGAATATGCCTGTATTAGTATCGCCTGTTGGAACGATTGCTGGGGCTGCGGCTGTGCCTGTGCCTGTGGTAATGAGGGTTGTTGCGACTAGGGTTGGTATCGTTCCAGTTGTGGAATTAAGCGTAGCAATAGTTCCAGAAGTGCTATTAATTGATCCACTAAATGTTCCGCCTGTAATCGTCGCCGTGCTGGAGGTAAGATTCGGTATCGTTCCTGTCGTGATCGAGGCATTGGTGGAAACAAGCCGAGTGCCGGTGGATGTGCCGTAGGAAATGTTATTGATATTGGCGTTTGTGTAGGTGCTGATCGTCAGCGCATCCTCGAACAACTCGTTGACCGTAACGGCGCGAGGCGCGTCATTTGCGGTCAGATCAGCATCGGCAATCAATAGCTCGTCGGCAGAGCCAACCGAAGTAAGGTTGGTCTGGTCGGTGATTAACGCTTGATAGATGTCCGTGCCGTCAATCAGGTTGTGCAGCCCGGCGGCAGTCACCGTGCCGTTGGTGGCGAAAGTCTGCGAGCGATTGAATTTGATTGCCATATTAAGCCGTGAACCTCAGTGCGGTTGCGTATAGCGTGCCTGCTGGAGTTGTGCCGTGGGAAACTGTGTCTGTATTAAGTATTACATATCGAATCGTATCTGTCGATTCAACCCTAAACGAAGGAATTAGCCTTTGGGCTAAGGTAGCGTTTGTGCCTGTGCTTGAACCAATTGATGTAAGCCCACCAAAGACAATGTCTCCCAAGGCTGCACCTGTTACTGTGAATGTTCCTGTTGTAACATTTGATCCAGCCGTTGCTGAGTCTAGGTCTTGAAATGTAGAGCCAGTAAACGCTGCCGTTCCGTAGGATACTTTTGTTATAAGAGGTCCTGCTGTTCCGCCAATCTCCAGCGTGCCAACTGTAACAAGGCCGCTATTGTTGATTGTCGTTGATTCAATAGTCCCAATCGTATTCGTGCCAGTCGAAGATGTGAAACCAGTTGCAAAAGTGGTAGCTCCATTGATTCTTGGAATTGTCGCACTGCTGATTGTTGCTGTGCTGATTGTGGCCGTTCCTAAAGTAGCCGTACCAGTAGAGGCTGTGATATTAGATCCGAAAGTAATTGCCCCAAGCTGAAGCGGGATCGTCGCCGTGCTGATGGAGGCCGTCGAAATGGTGGCCGTGGAAAGAGTTACGGAAGGGATGGTGGCCGTGCTGATGGTGGCCGTGCTGATGGTGGCCGTGCCAACTGAAAGAGTCCCGATGGTAGCGGTTCCAGTGGATGCGGTTAGGCTGGTTCCGAATGTGACAGGCCCAAGAAGACTGCTATTGCTTGAAACTGTGAATGATCCGGTGCTTTGTACGGCATCAATTCCAATCGAAAGAGCCGATGATGTATTGTCTCCATCTGTGATAACTTCAACAGCGCCAGCCGATGGCAGGCCGCTCGTACCAAAAGTCTTAAGAAGCTGCGGATAGCTAGTCGAGATATTCTGTGTACCTAAAGTGGGCATTTATCCTCCGTGGGTGAGCCGGGAGCGGATCGCATCCCAGACCACACTGACAATAGCACCAATCGAGCCTGCCACAAGGAGCATCTTGGTTTTAAGGTGTTCCAGGGAAGTCACC